GAACGATATTTTGGTTAACCATTCCTCCGATGTAACCTGTTTCATAAACAAAGTAGCTGTTTCCACCGTTTGTGATCTTGATTACATCGATAGAGCCTGGGGTTGTGTTACCTTGAACAGCAGAATTTGTGCTAACAGGAATGTAATACTGAGTCGTGAACTTAGTGTTCGAATAAGAGTCAATACTATACATGTATTTCCAAACGTAACCGTCACCGGTCTTGAACGTTCCAAAAGTAGATGTTAGTGTTGGTTTGACATACGATGCGCCGCCATTGTTATTGTCAATACACTTATACACTTCGTACTTGTCGGTGACAACGTAGAACTCTTTGGAATAAAGATCAGCGTCTGTTTGATCGTAAACGTCATAAATTGTGCTAGATGTCCAATTGTAACGTGGGATCAAGTTAGTAACATCCGAATCGGTAAGAAGTTTACCATACAGGATTTCATCGTAAACAGTTTGCTCGACCTGAGCAACAGAATTGTTTGTGCTTATCGCGACCGAGTCGTTGTTACCACCAGAGCTATTAGCCCATGGTTGCGGTCTAGAAGCAAACATGTAATAACCATTTCTGTTATCACGAATGTCGGTAATGAAACCGTTTGCTTGATTGATGTAATGGTTAATTGTAAGTGTTGCCATTAAGTTCGCCCAACTACCTTTTATGCTATTTATGATTGAGTCAGAGAGAAAGATATCGGTTCTGATTGCTCGTCTGTGAGTTCGTTCTTCAATCTAAAACGACCGAACAGAGCAATACCAGAAGGATGAATCAAATCCTCAACGATTGTTCTGTATACGCCTATCATTCTGTTTACTAGAATTTCATAAGAGAAATTCTGATAATAATAGCTATCTTGTATTTTCATAATATCGCTAACGAATCCTTTGTTGTTCCTCCAGTAACCAGTGCCTTGGCCATCTGTGTCAATAACAGCTGCTCCAGTAACAACAACATTTTTATTGGTTGAAGATGTGAGGAAAACTGTATCTCCGGGAGAGAAACCAAATCCAGAGTCAACGACTTCAACCGCTGTGGCAACACCTTGAGCAGCACCAACAGAAGAAGTAACCAAAGCATTATGCCCTTTAATACCACCAAAACCGTCAATAAATCCCTGACCAGCAACAGATGGTTCGATGATATCAATATAAGGAGTCGCCGAATATCCTGTACCTGGATTGATTTGTGACAGGTAAGCAATCGTTCCAGCTTCGATAATCAGAAAGGTTAAAGTGTCAGCGATAGTCGAATTCAAATTAGCTACCGGGTTTTTATTAAACACCCAATTGACACTTAGATTGGTCGACAAATAGCTACTTGTATTACTACTTATGTAATCAGTATTGATATACAGGATTTCTTTATTTACAAGACCACCAACTTTAAACGTGGCACCAGAACCACCGCCACCAATAACACTCGAAACAGTTCCGGTAGCGCCGTTTCCGTTCGTTACTGTGTCGCCTACGTAAAAACTCAGATTAGAACTGAAATTGGTCATCTGAACGAAAGAACTATTAGAGAATGTAACAAAACCATTCGCATTGGTGTTCGAACTAGTTATAGTGTCACCGAAAATGAAATTACCAACAGTGTTTGAAACAATAAGATCAAGAGCTGTTTCGACTGTTACAACAGCGTTAACGCTGAAACCACTACCGCCGTTGATCAGACTAAATTGAACCTTTCCATTCTCATCTCGAACGCTAGCAATTCTTGCTTTACCATTAACGCCAGTGCCTGTTATATCAACAATGTCACCTGTATTAAAACCAGAACCGCCATTTTCAATTGCGACTGCAGTCAGAGAACCAAGGATAACAGGAGCATTTGCGAGAGTTATTTCAGGAACTGATTCGGAAAGGATTTTCTCGCCGTACTTAAATCTACCGTTAATCGATGACAAATAAAGCACATGCATGAATCTGTTGCTGATAATCTTTTGATTTACCGATTCAACAACAGCTGTTGCGTTACGGCTACTGTTGTAGATTTGTTTACCGATCAGTTCTTCCAAGTAATCGCTGTCGGACACTTCAATGTATCTAGGAACAACCCACTCACCATCAGATGGTTTTAAAAGAAAATCACCGGGGATGTATATTTCAATTGCTTCATTGAAAAGCATTCTGAAAAGCAGCTCGTATGCGCGAGGTGTGCCTTTTGACCTGTAAAGATCAAGAATATGCTTGACGAGTAGTCGTTTGTCCGCTATAATAGATTCTGGAAGTGATTGAAGATAAGTGTTCTTGAAGTACTTAACGAAGTTTGCTTCAGTTGTATCAATGTCTGCATAGTCAAGTAGTGATCTAGAATGATACAATGCTTGATCGGTTGACTCGAGCCATTCATAATATGCCTTTACGAAGGCAATGAAATTCGGACCTTCTTCCTTGTAGAAAGCAGGAAACTGCTGCGGAATAAAAGGAGATACAAGTTTCTCAATAGACATTAGATCGATACTACCGTGATGTCTAGATTTTGAAGATCAATTTGAATCAGATCATTACTACTTGCCATAACGTCTTGGTTGGCTGGTGCTGCGAAGAACTGTATTGAATTCGAATCAATAAACCCATTGATTGATATCTGATTTAGAGAAATCACACCGGTAGAATAATTGATATCCCCAGCAACTGTATAAGATTCATACCCAGCCAAAGTAACATTTTTCAGATACACTTTAGTTGAAGAGTTTGTTACTGAAATCTTACCACTCGGAAGCTGATTGATAGAAAAAGTGTTATTCAGAGGGTTGTAATCTGTGTATTGATATTTTTGATCATTGCTGCTGAAGGTCGTTGAAGAAAACGAACCCGGAACGATTGGATTACGATAGTTGATATCAATATAGGTATCAGTGTTTAGATCTGGAGTTACATCTTTTCTCATAACAACAGTCGTTTCGTTACTGCTGATGCTTGGGTCGGCGTCATTTATTGCAGCATCTAAACGAGAAAGTTTAAACTCAATATCAAAATCGGTCAAGTATTCGGTGTCATATGCCGCGATCGCCTGGTTGACGAATGATTTGATATCGGATGGAGTGTTGATCGTTGAAGCGCTATCGTACTTTACTTTGGAAGTTACTAACAGATACAGATAATCAGGATCGATCACTCTGGGTTTTACACCCATAGTACATTTGTCCTGTAGATATGTTTCGATGTTTTGTTTCTCTAAATCGGAAAGAGGAGCTCCGGAATATGTTACTGGCGTAACGAACACTTTTCCATATTCAACCGAGTTAGTTACTGATTCGCCACCGAACACATTTACCGCCTTAACTTCAGTAAAGTTATTGAGCACAATATTCTTAAAATCGGACATTGTAACAGCTCTGCTTTGAGTCTGGTAATGTCTTGGTGCGTTGTATCTAATAGAGTCAATTGTTTCGGCTGCCGCTCCACCAGAACTTGGTGCTAGTACAGTAATGGTTGGGTTTAGGAAACTACCCAGACCATTTATTGTCCCGATATTATCATCAAGCGTGAAGTTCGTAGAACCGTCAGCAAAAGATCCCGAACATGTTCTATACGTTGTATAGATTAGAGAATTGTTCAGAGGTTTACGACCAAAAACTCCATCCCCAAAAACAACCTCATAGCGTGTATCTTCTGTAGCCTGCAGAAAGTAAATCGCAGAGTTAGAAGTGAGACCGTAAAGGTTTTCGGCTACGTTGAAGTATGTATTGGTCTGACCATTGTTTTCCGAAACAAGAACAAGCATTGAATCAGTATCAATGTTATCGTTGGTCATGACGAAACGCTGAGCCTCAACAGAGTTATCAACTACGAATGCATCCGAGGTGTAAACACCTTCGTAGATGTTTAGATTGGCAGCGAAGAAACCACCCGAAGGATAGATTACATATGACTGATTTGTTGTGTAAGTAAACGTCCCATTACCTGATTTACCAGTAAACTTAGTACCAGATGGGATAGACAGAGCCGAAAGACCAGTCTGAGGGAACCGCACGTTGATCTGCGCTTCGGATGACTTGGCTGATCTTGGAACGTAGTTTAGTTCTTTGGCTCTGGAAATAACACTATTACGCAGCTGAGCCGAGTCTAGGAACATTTCCGACACAGCCATGTTCATATAGAATGCATTCAGGTGTGTGTTATAGGTTAGGATGTCAAGCAGTACTGACATATTCGAACCATCGAAGTCGTAGTCAGCAAACTGCGTCTGGGACTTCAGATACGTCTTCAGATTTGCTTTTAGAGTATCGAAATCTAGATTTACCAGACTGATTGAGGTATTTGCCATTAACGTACTCTTCTTAGGAACAGGTTTACATTTTGAACTTGCATACTATTTATTATTGAAAAAACAATATTGATAGCGACACGATCCTCTTCACTAAAAGAAGTAACCTGAACTTCGAGAAGATTGACTCTCGGTTCATGGAAACGAATAGCATTCTGTATAGCGAATCTCAGGTTTTCTTCCATGATAATATCGTTAGGCTCGAACAAAGAAGCATTAACATCCGAACCAATATTAGGCTGGAATGGTCTTTCGCCTAGATTGGTTAGAATGATGTTCTTTAGCGCCTGCTTGATTGACTGATCGTTCTTTACACGACCAAGATCTTTGTTGATTGGATGTGGAGTCAGATCGTCAAGAAAGTCCGAGAACAGATC